AAACAGATATAGCTACTGCCCGTAATTGGCCAGGGCATCGCGGAGGTCGCTGACCACCATGGCGCGTAGTTCCGGGGGCGACAGCACGGCAACGCAGTCGGATATGTTACACCCCCTAACATATAACAGCTGGCGGTGTATGCGCAGGGAATAATGCTCCAGCATCACGCCACGCGATGGCCACAATGTTAAACTTTGCAAAAATATAAAACAAGCTTTGGTTTTGATTCATCCCAACTTATATTTGTAAAAATATAAGTTGAATTCATTACTAAAACCCAAATACCATGAAACAAATATCACACTTAAGGGGCGAAAAACGAAACGTTCAAATTGAGTATGCGTGGCAGTTTGTATATCTGATGTAATATCAGGGAGTTATATGAGACAGTGCGGAATGTGACAGAAAAACGAAACGTTCAAAAAGTTTACATGGGTTTAATTGGGGTTTACATGAACGGGGGTAAATATTTACATTTGGGTAAAAAGGTTTATATTGGGGTTGCAAGAGGGTTATTTTAAGCGTAATTTTAGGGTACGTAGATGATGGCGCACGGAGAGGATCTATGATGAATGGGGGGCGGTCGGTAGCCGCTTTTTTTTGTAGGGCGCTGTTGATTTTGGTTTATGAAAATATTCTATATAACGGTTATTTAGTATATTTGCGGTGTAAAAACAGAAGAGTATGAGAGCGATTAAGGTTATACATGTGCATCTGCCAGTAAAGAGTATCTGTTGCATGCGGGACTGGGCGGAGGGGGAACTATCATGACTAAATGCGCGATAATAAAGCAGTCAACGTTGATTACAAGCCGCCAGAACAGAAGTCGCGATAAAGGATGATTAATCAATTAAAACGCTGATTGAACGATACTTGAACGAACATATAACACTAATTGAACAGGGAGCAGCCTTTTGCTCCCTGTTTTGGTGTCTCTAAACGTCAGTTTTTGGTGCAAAAATATGGTTGGGTTAACATTTGGGTTAATATTTGGGTTAACAAAATTCCGATGTTTGGGTTAACAAATGGCGATGAAAAAAACGGGATAGATATGGCCGGAATCCACGATTTTTCCTGTAAAATTGAAAAAACGGGTAGATAGAGGGGGTGAAAATACCATGGGGTTACGGCTAATACGGAGGCAATGCTTAGATTGATAATTTTGATAATCAAGATATTAGCATAAAATAACCTCAAAAAGCCGTGTGTGGGGCATTTTGAGGCTATTTCGCTATGTGGGATGTGGGGATGGTGTGTGAACTGCGTGGTCGTTTTTGTGTGCAAAATCGGCTATATTTGATAGTACACAGCCCTCTCTATACGGCAATCAATACTGTCGAATCAGGCCTACTACGAGAGCCATGTGGTATATTTCAGACTTAGGGATTTTGAATGCGCCATAACGAGGGTTGTCAGAGGTACATATAACACAGTCGCCATCGTCCTGGACGCGTTTTAAAACTATGCCATCGTAGGAATCGATGACATAGGGGCGTCCCCACTGGATATAGGCATTCTGCCGCACCATACGGCATGCCACCTCGTCACCGGCTTTAAATTCCGGCTCCATTGAATCACCTTTGACCCCGATTGTAAAGTCGTAGGAAGGGAGCAGCGGTACTACTGGAAAATATTCACAATCAGTCTCAGTGACAGACTGTGTAAGCATTGACAAAGTGCCAGCGGCAGCCTCCAGAGGGATATGTGGGCGCATTTCCCGCTTGGGAATATTCTGTTCAATCTCCTGAGACGGAGGGATATTAACCGATACTTCTACTGGTCTATTGGACGCATCCTCCAATTTGAGCATATCCCCTTTGCCTGTGATTAGCCATTCGATATTTAATTTCGCAATAGCGGAAACTTTTTCCACGACTTCAAAAGAAGGTTTCCCTTGTCTTTTACCAACAATATTATCTACGACAGATGGGGCTACGTTAATAGCTGAGGCAAAGGCACTTTTCTTGCCATTGAATAAGGTGGTAATTATTTGGTCGAATCGGGCATTTATACTCATGATGTGTTAAAATTTCGATTTTGCGGAATTTTATTGCTGCAAAATTTTCAAATTCCGCATTTGCGTAGTATCTTTGCACGGAGTTCACGAAAGAACCGCTCCAAAGATACGAAAAAGGGGTGAGATTATCGAATTTTCAAGATTGAATGATATGGTACAGATATTGGTTACAGCAGATACGCTTGACGAGTTGACCGAGGCCTACTGGGCAGATGAAAGAAACATCAGGTGGTTTGACGGTTTTAAGGACTGGGTGATATATCACCTTTGTGGGTTTTGCGGGCAGACGGAATCAGAGGCCGAGGATACTTATGAAAAAATCTGTGATGCAGCGCCCAGTGACTACAGCTGATACACAAAGATACGGGCTGACCCGTGAGGGCGCCTCCGCCGAGAGCGGCGGGAAACAGTTATTCTTTTTCTTAATGGTTGGCGTCGCCGGCGCAAAACGGGCAAAGCAATCAGGCCCATCCACAGCACCGGCGGCCATTGGGGAGATAGTTCAGTTGGCAGAACAAACGGCGGTATCCAATCCGGCTGTACGGTCCCCGGTTCGAGTCCGGGTCTCCCCGCAAAACATCAACACCGAAACGAAATGAAGGAACGTGCGGAACAGATGGCGGGACGCGCCATAATGCAGCTCACCGAGGTGGCCATGCGCTACCTGGAGGATGTGGGACAGGTGCTCACTGAGATGGAGGCCACCCATGACGATGCCGAGCTGACGAAGTCGCTTGAATACCAGACGCTCCTTGCTGGCCACAGCGGCCTGCAGGAGATGATGGATCGAATGAACCAACAAATCAACAAAGATATATGAAAAGATTTATTGCGATAACTACAGAACAGCGTGGGAAGCTGGAGAAGATTTTCGGCTGCACCTCGCGCATGATTTCCTACGCGCTGTCGTTCCACGCCAGGAAGGGCAACACGGATCTTGCAAAAAGAATTCGCAAGGCCGCCTTCGAAATGGGTGCCCAGGTGACCGTTGTGACCACGGAGATGGAGAGCATGGTGGATTCGGAGGGGACGCTCCACCAAATATTCCCCAACGGAGCCCAGATCGAGCTGTACAAGGGCGACGGCAGGGGCGTGATTATATTCAAGGGGGAGATAGTCGCCGAATATGAGAACGTGAAAGTGAGGGAGATCGGGGCCATACAGCAGCGGGCGCAGTTGCTGTAAATATGTTGTGATTTGAACTGTGTCCGGAGATGGAAATTTACAGGAACAAAGTGTGTGTGACGTTTGAGGAACTGACCTCAGACCGCGACGGCGAGCCGGTTATGAAAGCCGGGTCGTTGAAAGTGATGCTGAGTAAGCATCCCGAGTTGCGAGCTTCAAGCGGTGGCGGCCTGGGACGTTACGTGCGCATCGACTTCTACCGTCTCCGCGACATCTACCGAGAGCGTTATATAGCTAAATACGGGGATCCGGCAGAAAAGATAAAGGAGATGAGGCTCCGGGAGCAGCTGAACCTGGAAATCGACTACGCCGCGCGTGCGTTCTATGAGGATTTCCGATACAACAAGCGCGGGGAAGAGGTCGGGCTTACCGACACGCTGATCGAGCGTTACACGGTGAACGCGTCGGTATTGAACCGGCTGATATCGGTGCTTGACGACAGGGCGATGTACCGCCGCGCCTGCAACGGGCCGTCATCCTCCCTGACAGAGACAGCCGGGGAACTGTACGAGCTGCTGCGCGAAGCCTACGGGCACACCCTCCCGGCCAACACCGACCGGCTGCGCAGGGTCATCTGCACCTACCGCAGGGAAGGGTACATGTCGCTTATCAGCGGCAAGATCGGCAACGACAACACCACCGTGATCACGGAGGATGCCGGACGATACATCGTGGCGTTGAAAAGGAGTTCCGACCCGGTCTATACCGACCGCCAGATTTTCGAGAAATACAACTGTGAGTGCAGGCGGAAAGGATGGAAGCCGCTGAAGAGCCTCAAATCGCTGAGCGGCTACCTGAAATCCCCGAACATAGAGCCGCTTTGGTATGACGCGGTGCACGGCGAGCTTGCGGCACATCAGCGCTACGGGCGCAAGAACAAGACGGAGATGCCGTCGATGCGCGATTCGCTGTGGTACGGCGACGGGACGAAGCTCAACCTGTACTACAGGGCATGGGTGGAAGGGAAAGGATGGGAGGCCCGCACCATGCAGGTCTACGAGGTCATGGACGCGTATTCCGAGGTGCTCCTGGGCTACCATATCTCGGAAAACGAGGACTACGAGGCGCAGTACCACGCCTACCGCATGGCAATCCAGGTGTCGGGGCACAAGCCCTACGAGCTGGTGCACGACAACCAAGGGGGCCACAAGAAGATCGGAGCGTTCCTTGACCGGCTCGTAAGCCGGGTGCACCGCCCCACGGCGCCTTACAGCGGCCAGTCAAAGACCATAGAAAGTGTTTTCGGCAGGTTCCAGGCACAGGTGCTGCACAAGGACTGGCGGTTTACAGGGCAGAATATCACAGCGAAAAAGGCCTCGAGCCGTGCAAACCTGGAACGTATCCGAGCCAATGCCGACAAACTCTATACGCTCGAGGAGCTGAAGGAGGCATATTCGAAAGCCAGGAAGGAATGGAACGAAGGGGTTCACCATGCCACCGGTGAAAGCCGTCTGTCGATGTACGAAGGGAGCATTAACCCTGAGACACAGGAAGTGACAGTTGCCGACATGGTAGACATGTTCTGGCTCACCACCGAGAAACCGTCGACCTATACGGACAACGGCCTCAACATCACGATCAAGCGCAAGAACTACCGTTACGAGGTCTACGATGAGGCGGGGATGCCCGACCACGAATTCCTCCGCAACAACCGCGGGCGCCGGTTCTATACCAAATACGACCCGTACGACCCGTGCTCGGTGCGCCTCTATACGATGGATGCCGACGGCGGGATGCGTTTCGTGAGGATAGCCCGCCCCTACTTCGTGATCCACCGCAACATCCAGGAACAGACCGAGGGGGAACGCGCGTTCATCTCCGCCAATATCAGGGCCAACGAGGCCGACCGCATACGCCGCCAGATCGAGGGGCGCGTCATCGAGCGCGAGCACGGCACATCCATGGAGCAGCAGGGGCTGCGGCGCCCGAAGATGGCGGGTCTTTCCGGGGCTGAGAAGGCGGAACGGGAAATCGAGCGCGAGGTGAGACGGCGCACCCGCAAATATGCCGCCGACCCGGAACAGCTTTCGCCGGGGCGCATCACCAAGGCGATAAGCAACATGGTGTTCGACCCGACGGACGGCGGCATACGGCTCGACGAACGGAAGGTGGCAGGCAAACTTTGACAATACGATATACAAAAAACGACAAAACGATTATGACACCCACAGAAAAACAGATGACGATTGATGCCTTAAGGGCATACGTGGAAAAATATCCGAGCCGGAACAAGGCCGCGGCAAGCCTGAAAGGGGTGTCACCGGCCACCCTGAGCGCCATACTCAATGGCAAACTCGGGATTGTAAGCGACGAGATGCTGCGCTCCATCAGGGAACAGGTTGCCCCGGCGGCTGCAGCATGCGGATGGCAGATTGTCGAGACAGGTGCGTTTCAGGAGATACGTGCCGCCATGAGAGACGCACAGGAATACAAGAAAGTGAGATGGATTGTCGGTGATGCCGGCTGTGGAAAGACCACCGCGGCAGCGGCCTACGCCAGCGAGAACCGCGAAGTTTTCACAGTGCTTTGCGACGAGGATATGCGGAAAAGCGACTTCGTGCGCGAGATTGCCCGGAGGGTCGGGCTGAAAAGCGCGGGCATGCGGATACGTGAGACCCTCGAGGCCGCCATAGGACGGATTCAGCAGATGGATGCCCCGCTGCTGGTTTTCGACGAAGGGGACAAACTCAACGACAATGTGTTCCACTATTTCATCAACCTCTACAACCATCTGGAGGGGAAATGCGGCATAGTGTTCATGTCGACCTCATACATCGAGCAGCGCATCGAGCACGGGGTGAATTCCAACCGCAAAGGTTACAACGAGATATATTCACGCATCGGCCGCCGCTTTTTCACCCTCGACCCCACAACCCCTATGGACGTTTCTGCCATTTGCCATGCCAACGGGCTTACCGACAACCGGCAGGTGTCGAACGTGATCATGGCCACCGAGAAGGAAGATTTCGACCTGCGGTGTGTCAAGGGTGCCATCCACCGGGAAAAGAAACTACGCGAGGCCGGGGCCTGAACGCCGTTCGAACGGCATTCAGGCGGCATTCAAAAACAATACAGCAGACAGAAATGGCAAGGGCATATTCAGTAAACGAGGCAATGAGCATGAAAAAGAAGACGATACCTTTCACAGGGGCGTGGGCCGACGCCTTCGGGAACCCCGAGCGCAAAGGCGTGTGGTTCGTATGGGGGCAATCGGGCAACGGCAAGACCAGCTTCATGATGCAGCTGAGCAAGGAGCTTTGCAAATTTGGCAAGGTGGCCTACAACAGCCTGGAGCAAGGAGTGAGCCTCAGCATGCAGCAGACGCTCGCACAGCACGGCATGATCGATGTCAACAGGCGGTTTGTACTGCTCAACCGCGAGCCTATAGCGGAACTGAGCGAACGTCTGGCGAAACCCAAAAGCGCCGATTTCGTGATAATCGACAGCTTCCAGTACACCCAGATGGGGATACGCGAATATATGGACTTCGTGGGCAGGCACCCCAACAAGCTTATAATATTCGTCAGCCAGGCCGACGGGCGCAACCCCGACGGCCGGACTGCGCGCAAGGCCATGTTTGACGCAGACCAGAAGATATTTGTAGAAGGATTCAAGGCTATGTCGAAAGGACGTTTTTTCGGCCCCGTCGGGAGCTATACCGTATGGGAAGAAGGGGCGGAAAGATACTGGGGCAGGAAGGCAGACCGATAAAAAAGATTCGATATGAGCAAAAGTAAGCAGATAATAGAGATTGAGCCGGACGGACGCATCCGCAAAGAGGGGTTCTGCTCCCGGCCAATGACCTGTCCTTACTGCAGAGGCAAAGGATGGTTCTACAGTGGGCAGCAGGATCCGGAGACAATACCTTGTCCCGACTGTGAGGGAACAGGCGAGGTCATCGCCTTGGTAACGATAGATTGGAAACCGAATAAAGAATAAAATTATGGCAAAGAAATTGACCGTTGTTGAGCTACAGGCGCTTGACGCACAGTGCTCCAACCTAACAGGGATACTTAGAACTGCTGTTGGCAGTCTTGATATGATGGCTACGACAGGATTAACACGAGAATTGGCTATGGTGAAGACTAAAATTGACGAGGCCACGATGTGGCTAAATAGATACCATGCTGAAGTATGTGTCGATTTGGCTAATAAAACTTGTCGATGAGATGAAACAGCAGGTAACTAACTTCGGGCGGTTCTATGCGGCACTGCGTGAGCTGAGCATAATCGGTGACCGTGACGAGGTGAAGGAGAGCCTCGTGTGGCAGTACACCGGGGGGCGCACCGGGAGCCTGCGGGAGATGACGCGGGTGGAATACGAGCGGTGCTGCCTCGGGCTCGAGCGCCGGAACGGCCGCCGGGAGCAGCTGCGGAAGGAACGGAGCGCCACCCTCAAGCTGATGCAGCGGATTGGTATCGACACCACCGACTGGGCGAGGGTGAACGCCTTCTGCCTCGACCGGCGGATTGCCGGAAAGGAGTTCGCCCGTATCGGGGCCGAGGAGCATCCCGACCTCCGCCGGAAGCTCCGCAGCATCGAGGGGAAAGGGGGCCTGGGGAAACACCCCGCTCCGGCAAAGCGCCGGGTGGTAATCATCCCGACGCACCCCGGCGGGGAGGCATAGAAAATCGATAATCACAAAACAGGTATTACTATGAGCAATACAGCGATGAGCGACGTGAAGCGCGAAATCAGACGGCTCACGTCGGGGTTGGAATCCCGGGATTACGCGAACTTTATGGAGGAGCTTGCCATGTGGGCGGCCGACGAAGCCGCAATGGCCGATTATCAGCCGGAGGCATACGGAAAGGAGGTGGAGGATGAGAAAGAGGAAGAATGACAGGCGAAGGGGGTTGCGCATCGCGCTATGGCTGCTGACACTGCCGATGTTTTTCATCGTCTCCATGGCAGGGAGCCTTTTAGAGGCCATGGGGCGGATGATCAACGAGGCGGTGGATGCGCTCGACAGCGCGATCAACGAATAGCGGATTTATCAACAATCAATAAAACAAAACAGTATGGAACAAGTGGAAATGACCGCCGAAGAGCGGAAGGAATTCGAGGCCTACAAGGCCGAAAAAGACAAAAGACGCCGCGAGCAGGAACGCAAGGAACAGCGCAGGCAGTATGCCGACATGGTGGACGAGGAGATCGCCACCACCATCCCGCAGCTCCGCGAGTTGAGCGAACAGATCAAACTGGTCAAGGAAACCATCTTCGGCAACTTCGAGGCAATCCTCAAGATGAAAACCGAGATTACCGGTGTGGCCCGTGACGACCAGAACAGCCACACGTTCACCAATTCCGACAGCACTCTGCGCGTCATCCTCGGGGTGAACACCATCGACGGCTACCGCGACACGGTGGAGGACGGCATCGCAATGGTAAAGGGCTATATCGAGAGCCTGGCCAAAGACGATGCGACCAAAGCCCTCGTCAATGCAGTGCTTCGTCTGTTGAGCCGCGACGGGCAGGGCAACATCAAGGCCAGCCGCGTGCTCCAGCTACGCAAGATGGCAGAGGACAGCGGCAACGAACAGTTCCTCGAGGGGGTGAAAATTATCGAGGAGGCTTACCAGCCCACCATCTCCAAGAAGTTCATCCGCGCCCAGTACAAAAACGACAAGGGTGCATGGTGTTACATTCCACTCGGCATGACCGATGTCGACTAAAAGAGAAAAGCCATGGAAAGGGATCTGACCAAACCTCCCAAAATAGCCATCTGCCAAAGGTGCAAAGGCACGGGGCGCATAAAAACCGGCGATTATTCCACATTCCCGACCTTCGGGACTTGCCCCCGGTGCGAGGGCAGCGGCAGGGTGACCGTGAGCTGCAGGATGACACTCGACATCCGGGCATACAGGCCGGGGAACAATGACTGACAAAAACTGGTGACAGGCAATGAATAAAAAGCGCGGCATGTCCTACAGGAAGCGCGTCGAGGGTATAAACAGGATATATGACCAATATGCCAAGACCGGCCTTAGCAACCGGGAGATATGGCGCAGATACATCTATCCGGTCTACTGCATCAGCGAGCGCACTTTCTACAACATCATGAACGCCACGGCAGGGTTTGAAAACCCGGTCGTGGCGTCCGACATGCCAAGCCTTTTTGATCTGCTTGATGACGAACCCGATAAAACTGATCATGAATGAGCGATATAAACGAACAGACACGCGCCATATTCAGAAGCATATTGCGCGACATACAGGTGGAACTTGGAGATGAGTTCGACCAGAATTTCGAGCGGCAGGCATTCTTCAGCCAGGCATGGGCGAGGCGCAAGAGCCCTACGCGTCCCGGCGGGCATATACTTGTTGACACAGGAGGACTCCGGCGGAGCGTGTGCAGCGAGATCAGGGAGAACAGCATAGTGTTCTGCTCAGAGCATCCTGCGGCGGCCATTCACAACGAAGGTGGCGAAATCAAAGTGACGACCAGAATGAAGCGCTACTTCTGGCACAAGTATTATTCCGCTACCGGCTCCTTCGGACGCCGAAAAGACGGCTCTCTACGGCAAAATAAAAAGAATAGCCAACTATCCTCCGAGGCCGATTTCTGGAAAGCGATGGCGCTCATGAAGGTCGGAAGTGCCATCAAGATACCGCAGCGCAAATTCCTCGGCACGTCGCCGGAAGTAGAAACAGCAGTCAGGCAGATCATCGAGGAGAACCTTACCGAGTACATCAACAATATAGACTTCAATATAAGATGAGAGAAGAATTATACCGCAAACTTAAAACCCGGCTTGAAGCGCTGTGCGTGAATGCTGCCGGAGAGTATTATGAACGCCCGGATGAGGCAGACATGGATGACGAACTGTATCCCCGTGCGATCAAGCACATCGACCTCTGGAACCACAATGTAGAGTTCCTCGAGCAGGAGGCTCCATGGCCACGCCCGGCAGTGTTCATAGAATTTGTGCCCTTTAAGTGGCTCGCGATAGTCCCCGGGGTGGAATACCGCGCCGAGCCTTTGATAAACCTTCACGTTGTTACTGACTGGACGAATCAGGATGCCGGTATATCACAGTTCCGGCTGCTCGACAAGATCCACGGGCTGCTGGCCTGTCTTTCGGGAGAGACCTTTATGGAATTCGACATCGACAGTTCCGCAACCAACCACAACCATGAAGAGATAGTGGAAAATATAGAGACATACAGGTGCACCGCCATCAGAAGACTCACACAGTCATGAAACGGCTGTTGACGAACCTATGATATTACGGGGGCCACTGCGGTGTTCAGAATTCAAGGCCGATACCGCCTGTCAGGGTATAGCGCGTGGCACCAAGATTTATTATCAGGCTGCGGTGATTGACGACCAGTGTGGCACCATAATCAAATTTATATTTGATCTCTGTCGAGACCTTGTTATATACCTGGTCTGTATCACTGAACGTGTAATCATATCCGTCGGTGGTTACTTCTCCGACACCTGTCATGCCCAGCACGGGGATTATACGGAATGCCTTCACAATCGGGACCTGGTATCCGACATGGAACATGGCAGAAGCCTTTTCCTTCCACGCCCCTACACGCCGGTCATGTTCGTGTGAGGATCCAAGCCCCCCGACTTCGACATGGAATCCACGTACGGTCGCCCCCAGCCCATAAATCCCTGTCTTTTTCTCAGGGCTGTACCCGCCGTTTATCGAAATGTTCCATTTGCGGTTCACTTCACTAAACGGGAACCAATCCGTTGCGGTGGCAGACATTACGCATAAAAAAGCTGTTAACAGCAGCAATGATTTTTTCATAACGGTATAAGATTAGTTTATTCCTGATAAAGGTACGACAATCCGTGAATAAAATTACGGCTCTTTCAAAAAAAGGTTCTCATATTTTTGGATTATGTGAATTATCCGTATCTTTGCGATAACGATTCCGTAGCTAATGACTACCGATTCGTTGTCTGCGGGGGCTGGCCATTGGTCAGCCGTCCGTCTTTTTATATAGAAGCCTTATTAGACCGCTTCTTTCACGTAGCCAAACTTCGTCAATATGAATTCCGATGTTGATACGGTTCTGTATGCTGCGAAGCATAAATCGATCGGTTAATTCAGGGCAGTCAATAATAAGGCGGGAACTTTGCTTCAATCCGTGGTTCATCATATTATTGAACGCACGTTTTGGGTTATCGGTGGTAAAACCTTCATGCTCGTACCAGTAATCGCCTATTTTTAGGTCGGGACACTTGCCGTCATAACGGGTTCCGCGTAGCGAGCCGTACACACAGTCGTATTCAAACCTTGCAGGGCGAGTCATTTTGGGAGTTAGAACAACCCTTGCGCCATCGGCGGCAAAATGCCGTGCGACAGACAGTAGCCGATCATAATCCCCGTCAGTACGATCGACAAGGTGACTTATCTCGATTGTGCCTTTGCCGTGCTTTATCACTTCGCCGCGTAGCTGTTCACATTGGTGAACGAGGGTACATGCCTGGCACACCTCGTTATCCGGCACAAACGCCAGTTTGCGGCCTTTGCCACCTTTGGCAATCGGGCATGTGGAGCAGCGGCGGATGGTGTAGGGATTGTAGTCCGGGACAGACTTCCCCTCGATGCCGGGGTTGAAGCGGAACATCCCCTTGGTGTCGCGCTGCAGGGCCTCGTCGCCAAGGCGCATCGCCTCGTCATGGGAAGTTTCAGGATACTTTGATTTGCGCACCTGAACGATGGTGCAGCGGCAGTTCCAACCGTTCGGCGGGTAGAATTCCTCCCAGAATGAATCGGATGGCGGCAGGGTCACACGGTCGAGTGCGGCATGTTCCGGGCGCACCTTGTCATCGCGCTGTGTACGGTACTGGAGGTTATATCGGTCGCCGTCGCGCATGAACTGCTCCCACTTGCCGGCCATCTCCGCAGACGCGGCCACAAAGTTATATTCCGCCCGGAGATAGTTGGCATTATAGGTTTGGTCGATGCTTCGGACATCGTTCAAAAACCGTTCGAACGGCTTTCTATTGCCGTTCTCGTCGAGCAGCGACGGGAATGCCTCGTGCAGCTCATGAAACGCCTTCATGCCGGAGAAAATATAATTCGACCGGGTGAGACGCCGGCGCATGGCATCCGACATCTCCACCTTCTGAAATGCCGAGTCGAGAGCCGAGGCATGGGTGCCAATAAACTCCTGCACAGCCGGGTCGGCTACAAGCTCGACACGGAACTGCGCCCCATCCTCTTTGAAAAGCGACTTCATCATGCCGTAGAACAGCGAGGACAGACGCCTGCGCAAATCATCGCCGGGACCGGCAAGGTTCTCTATGACCACCCCATCGAGCAAGGAGGTATAGCGTCTGTGCAGCCCCTCGTAGTCAGAGGGGCTCAGTCGAAAAAATGTTTTTTCCCCTCCTTGTCATTATCATTTTCCTTGTCCTTGCTATTTTCAGCCGGGGGCAGAGCCATGGGATTGCGTCGAGGGCCGACCGGCATATTGTACTTGTCGGCGAAATACGACGGGGCGACCTCGTAGCGGTCGGCAATCATAGTCTCGTATGCCACCTGCTGCTCCGGGGTGTAGTCCATTGTGTCGTCCCACTCGAAGCGCAGTCCCTTGACCGGGAAGCCGTGCAAGACCATAATGGGGATAAGCTGGTTGTTTATGATGTCGCGCAGGAAGTCGCGGTCAGACTCCACAAGATTCATGAACACCTCGAGGTGGGTCTGCGACTGGGAGAGTGACGAGCCGTCCTCGATGGTCATGGTCTGGCCTATCACCAGTTTTGACAATTCAGAGTTGGCGCGGTCTATGCGTTTGTCGTAGACATTGAAGGCATCCCCCTTGCCGGATTCCACGAACTGAATCTCCGTTTCCATGCCGGCAACCATGCCCTGGTTGGCTCCGCCGTTGTAGATCATGTCCTGCAGACGCTTGAACTCATTGGGGTCGCGGGTCGATGTGCGGGCTATTCGCCACGGCATGCCGAATATTTCCGCGAAACAATCCCAGAACGTCATCGCGTGCTTTTTGGGGATGGTATGGAGTGCGGCCTTCAGCAGCAACCCGAGGTCATCCGGGCGCCCGGCCTCGATAAGCCAGTCGCGCCAGGGACGTTCCCGGAACTCGATGCCGGTTTCCCAGTTCATGCCCACGCGCTGCACCACTCGGCCCTTTTCAGGAATTACATGCTTGCGTGGTATGAGCGACACGCCGGAGAAAGCCGGGTGGCCGTCGCCGTCGGTAATGACATCGCCAAGCTCGATGAGCGAGTGGCCGTACCATATCGACTCCAGACAGAGCCGGCACAAGTCCTTGAACCAGGACTGGTCGAACAGGTGTCCTGCGGCATCGTCCTGGTCGCCGTTCTCATTGACGAGTTTGAACGAGCGCGACATAACGAACCCCACGCGCTGCTGTATGCAGCCCGAAAGATGCGAGTCGGTCATGGCATCGCGGTAGATGTCGTACAGCTTCTGCCGGGACGGATGGCGCGGATCAATCGCGCTCTGCCACGCCCGGCGCCAGTCCTCGATGTCGTTCTTTGAGAAAAACTCCGCGTAGCGGTGCAGCTCCAGGATGACGGAGGTCTGCTTTTGTATCCTGCCTTTGGCTTCCTTCTGCGCCCGGCTGAGTTTCGGTCTGTTCTGTCTGCGGCCCATAATCACCAGTCGTGTCTAAGTTTGGGAAATGAATAATAGGAGGTGCCGAAGCCGGGGCTGTCGTCATCAGATCCGGCAAGAGGTAGGTCAGGGACGATTTTGCCTGCCTGTACACCCTCAAGCCATTTTATGGCACGCTCATATCGCTCCTTGCGGATTTCGCTACCCATCTTCTGCGGCTGCGAAGCTGTGAGGTGATAAAGCACAATGTCGGCGGTGTACATCACTATAAGCCTGTTGCGGTCATTGCCTGTTGCTGCGAAAATGGCCGCGGTGTCATATACAGGGCGAAGATATCCTGATATTTCCTCAATGGCCTCTGCCTCGGCATTGGCTATATTTTCAGGTGATGACTGCGACACGACTTTCAAGGCCGCATCACCAATCACCACTTTGTAATCTTCGGTATCTATAAACATATTACCACATATTTTTAGGCGAGCGACGGGGAATCGCCACCGGTTTGAAAACTTCCTGACGAGTGCTGCGCTGCAGATACCAGATAGCACCCTCGTCGGCATCCGGCGCGTCATCATGCACGCGGGAGCCTCGCTCGAGAGCCAGGGTCTGCTCGATGCCGACCTCCATGTCAGGGGACTCTTTCAGAGCCTCGTTGTAAAATACGAAGCCACGCTCCCACAGCGGCGACACCGCTTCGATGCGCTGCACCTTTTCCGGCTTCTTTCTGGTGTCCGGCAGTATGGGCAACTGGTACCCACGGATATTTCCCTCGGCGGCGAACTCGTCGAGGATGATGTCCTGCATGAAATTGGCCTCCATGAAGAAGGATATTGCCACACGGTCACGTGTGCGCTCATAGAGGTCATAGAGCCAGCGTACCATTCCGGACACTGTGTCCTGGCGGACGTAGCAGTCAATGAGGTGCAGTTCTGTCCCGATCTTGCCCCACAGTCGGCAAGCCTTGTAGTCGTTTGCCGTTGTCGATTTGAACGACGGGTCGGTATAACACACGAGCATCTCGTACTTTTCGAGTTTCGGTATACGCTTGAAGCGTATCCACTCATGCCGGAATATGGAGCCGTCATTGATGGGATTGTGCATCATCTCCTTTTCCCAAGCACGGTATCCCATGAAATCCCTGACAGCCTGCGCCTCCTCCTTAGTCCACTTCTCAACCCACACCGGGTTGCCGTCACGGTCGACAGCCTTTATCTCGGACACATGCACACCCTTTGAAGCGGCGATATTGGCAAGCACCGATTTTTTAGAAATAAGGTTGCCTACCATGATAAAGCGGCCACGGCCAACATCGAGTGCACCGAATAGAGCCTCCTTGACCCAGTCTGTGAGCTCCTTGACGCGCTTTTCATTGCGGCAGAGCTCGTCATCGTCAAGGTCGTCGATCACAATATAGTCAGGACGGGCCTCACGGTCGCGGAGGCCGCGCGGCGACTGTCCGCGACCCACGGCGAGGAATTTTGCCCCGCCTTTGGTCTTGAACTCCCCCTGCAGCCATAAGCCGAGGTTTTTCTGTTCACCAAAATCAGCGATGAGCTTCTGGTTGTATTCCAGTTCCGCCTGAAGGTCGCCGAGCAGACGGTTGGCGCTGTCCTCAGACTTGCCGACAGTGACCATAAAATTGATAAGCCTCTTCGGCTGGAAAATCAGCCAAAGGGGAATGAACACTCCGATGTGGGTGGATTTGGCGTGGCCGCGCGGCCATTTGAACACCGCCTTCAGATTTGGCGTGTTCTTTATCGTGAGCGCCGCTTTGGTATGGAACGGCGCATTGTGTATCACTCTGATAACCTCCCCGGTGGTCTTGTCGCGCAGGGTGAGGTAGTGTGCGAAATAATATTCGCAGAATTCGTCATAATTGGAGAGCAGCCGTTTGATGCGACGCTCCTTCTCGACAGGCGACTCCTTTACGATAGACAGGGACGCCGCCGTCATGGCCTGGACTTCGCGGCAGTGTTCCTTCCACTGCGCGAATGCCTCCTTCTGTTCCTTTGTAAGTTTAGTCGCCATGGTAAACGAGTGCTCCCTTGTTGAATGACTCGATGAGGAATCCGTCCTGCAGCTTGTTTACCTTCTTGATGAACTCGATAGTTACCTCCGGGTCTGTCTTAGCGCGGAATTCAAGATATTTGGAGAAAGCAGTGAACACCTCTATGGCGGCCACGACATTGGCCTGTGACTTGTCGAGCTTGTCGATGGCGGCGGTCAGCTTCGAGAGCTTGTCGCCGAGGCTGTCTATAAGGGCGAGGTCGCCGGATTCGTTGACCTTGTCGAGCAGCGTATTCGTTGCCAGGAGCAGTTTCTTTATAAGCTCCGGGCGCGTGATGGTCTTTGCCGCACGGGTAGCCTTCCATCCGTCAGCGGCACACCATTTGGATATGGTGACTCTTGACACGCCAAGCATCTCGGCGATTTCGGTCTGCTCCTTCCCCGAAAGATACAGGGTGCGCGCCAGGTCTCTCTTTTTTTCAAGTTCAGCTTTTGTCATACGGGGATGTGATAATAATTTGAGGCAAAATTGGCTTAAAATCCCCCGTCATCAAAAAAAGTGTGCAACCATTGCATAAAAGTGTGCAACCATTGCACACTTTTTTGGAGGCAAGCGGTTTATAGTCCACTTTTGCACCGTAATCGTCCTCGGGACGCTTTGCACCTTGGAAAAATTTCAATCGCAAAGAAAATCATTATCGCACAGACATGGGCAACAGAGTAAGACTGACAAACGACACGCTCAACAGCTACGGGTACCGCGTCCTGACCGATGGCGTGGACATCACCCAGTATGAGCGCAACCCCATTCTCCTTTACATGCACAACCGCGGCAAGGCCATCGGACTCATAAAGGACATAAAGAAAGAGAACGGCGAGATCACCGGCGAGCTCGCATTCGACGAGGCCACCGAGCTTTCCACCCAGTGCAAGAAGCAGTGGGACTTCGGCTCGCTCCGCATGGTGAGCATCGGCTTCGAGGTGATAGAAACAAGCGAAGCCGCGGAGCTTATCGTGCCGGGGCAGCGCTATGCGACAGTGACAAAGGCGCGCCTTATCGAAGTGTCGCTTGTCGACATCGGGGCCAACAACGATGCCATACGGCTCCACAAGGACGGACAGTTAATAACGCTGAGCGAGGGTGGTGACTGCCCCCTTCCGAGGCTGAATCATAAACCAACCAACAACCAACCGCAAATGGACATAAAGACACTCGCCCTGACACTGGGCTTGCCGGAAACGGCAGACGAGGCGGCCGTCAACGCGAAACTCGCGGAACTCAAAACCGCCAACGACGATGTGGAGAACATCCGTAGGGAAAACGAGCAGCTCAAACTATCGCAGGTCACAGCCGCCGTCGATGCGGCCATCGCTGCCAAAAAGATTCCGGCGGAGAAGAAGCAGCATTTCCTCGACCTCGGCAAGTCTGTGGGTATCGAAACCCTCAACGCCACCCTCGACGCCATCACTCCGGCCCCGAAACTCAGCGGCACACTTCAGACCGAACCCGCCGGGGACGACCTCCCCAAGAAAGGCCCGTGGGAACTCCGCATGGACGAAATCCGCACAAAACTCAATAAGTAACAATACCAACCCCATACAGATATGGCAATCAGAGTAGACAACACCAATTACAACGGCGAGGTACTTGAGAGAATCCTCACCGTCGCCACCACGAGCAACGAGCTTGTGGAAAAGGGCCTCATCCATGTTATCCCCGGCGTGGAGAAAAAGATCGGCATCCCCCGTCTTAAGACAGGGCGCATGCTCCAGAAACGCAAGGAGAACCCCGTCATCGAGGACAGCAAGGGTGACTTCAACTGGTCGGAGCAGACCCTCGAGCCCCACGACTTCATGGCCTTCACCCTGTTCAACCCCCGCGCTTTCGAGCAGATCTGGCGTAAGTGGCAGTCCAAGGGAAACCTCGTGTTCGCCCAACTTCCCCCGGAGGCGCAGAACGCGCTTCTCGACGCACTGTCCAAGCAGGTGCAGTTCGAGCTCGGCGACCACTACGTCAATGGCGAATACGTCGATGGCGAGGATGACACCAAGCTCATGAACGGTATCCTCACCCAGGCTGCCAAAGCCGCCGACTACAAGTGGGTCGACGTATCGAAGGCTGACACCATGCTGAAGAAGCTCAAAGCGGTCCGTGCAGGAATCCCCAAAGCCATGCGCTCCAACCCCTCGTTGCGTATCATCATGAGCGTCGAGGATTTCGACAAGTATGACGACGAGCTGACCGAACGCGAGGCCAAGAACGCCAACGAAACAGAGGTCAACCGCAAGCGCTACAAGGGCATCACCATCGAAACCGTGGCTGCGTGGCCCGAGGGTGTCATCGTCGCCACTCTTTGCTCGCCGGATGCCGATGGCAACTTCTTCGCCGCAGTCAACCTTCAGAATGACGAAAGCGTCATCCAGATCGACAAATACGCACCGGCTTCGGAACTCTACTTCTGCAAGATTCTCATGAAGGCTGATACCAACATCGCCTTCGGGGAAGAGATCATCGTCGCCGACTTCCGCGCCACTCCCAAGTTCACCAAAAAGGAGGCTCCCACTGAATAAGCTATGGCCCGGTTGAAATATCTTGTACTGCACTGCACAGCGACACCCGAGGGGCGCGAGGTGACAGCCGCTGACATCAGGCGGATGCACCTTAGCCCGGTGTCGGCTGGCGGCAGGGGGTGGAAGCAGGTCGGCTATAACGACAATATTCACCTTGACGGCACCATCGAGCGGCT